GATGCTGGTGATTCTGGCGATGCTGGCGATGCTGGCGATGCTGGTGATGGTACTGGCGATACTGGTGATGGTACTGGCGATACTGGTGATGGTACTGGCGATGGTGATGGCGGCGATGGCGGCGATGGTGATGATGGCGGGTTTCAGATACCTAACTTAAATAGGCCCGCTGCAAAGGAAGAAACCCCGCAGGAAAAAGACAGTAGAGACCCAACAGACATAGACTACATGTATGACTTCCAGTCTATATTTGCTAATCCTGAACAAGCTAGGCGTTTCGGGCGTTCCTACGGGAGCGATACACCTATACGTAAGGCTGAAGGTGGTCTACTAGAGGAGAACAGCGGGGCTACAGAGGCCGCAGAGATTCTAGGTAAAAACATAGAGGATATTACCTCCGAAGACATTGATTTTGCAGTAGATTTAGTAGCGCAACAAACGGTTTTATCTGCCCCAAAAATGCAGTATGATAGCAATATTAATGATACGGTTGACTTCAATATGGGCGGTATGCTACGGCAACGCAAAAGAGTCTCCCGTGATAACTACACAGACGAGCTTTTAAAGCTGTTAGGAGAAGGTTAATGGGTTGGTTCAGCGATATAGTAGACGGCGTCGGGTCAGCAATAGACATCGGACAAGATTTTATTGACAGTGAGTTTGGGGGAAACCTATTTAATTTAGGGTTGGGGTACCTAGCTAAAGATGAGTTTGCGACTAAAACTCCTCAAGTAGGGTATCAGGGCAAGATTCCAGAATATACTGCTGTACGAGACCGTGTGCCTATGCCCGCTCCTGTTGCGGGTCAAGTTCCTAGACGGCCCGGCGAATCGGGGCGTAGATACTTTTCTGACACTATATTTGCACAGACGCCCGAAGATAAGGTTCCTCTTACGCTTGAACAAGCTAAAACGCTGAGTCAAGACTACGCACAAGAGTTGTCTACTAATCCGATAGCTACTCAGGACGAAGTGCTGTCCAAAAGATTCTTAGACCCTAACGCCCCTGTACCCGTAGATGCTAACACCCGTACAGACACCAATGATACCGGCTCCCAAGACCCCGTGACTACAGACCCCGTGATTACTATGGCGGCAGGTGGTATAGCCTCCGCGCACAAGGGTTACTACCTAGGCGGTAAGACTGACGGCATGGCTGACGAAGTTCCCGCAACTATTGATGGTACGCAAGAAGCCCGTCTTAGTGACGGCGAGTTCGTTATTCCCGCTGATGTAGTAAGTCACTTAGGTAACGGCAATTCTGATGCAGGTGCAGAGCAGTTACACGGTATGATGGACGGTATACGTAAGGCACGGACTGGTAATTCCGAGCAGGGTAAACAAATAGACCCTAACAAGTTTATGCCTAAGATGGCTCAAGGCGGAATTGCACAGGCATATAACAACGGCGGCCCCGTACAAAAATTTAATACCGGCTCCCAAGACCCCGTGACTACAGACCCCGTGACTACTACTGGTGGTACAGGTACTGGTGGTACAGGTACTGGTGGTACAGGTACTGGTGGTACAGGTACTGGTGGTACAGGTACTGGTGGTACAGGCGGTTCTACTGATAGTATATTTGATACTATCCCTGAAGAAGGCGGCGCTAACGCAGGGTTTGAGTCCTCCCTATCTAGCTGGGCGGGCGACTATGTCACCGACATGCTGGGTAGAGGCGCGGCGCTAGCAGATACTGGGTATGAAGCCTATACAGGGCCACTCAGTGCCGGAGCATCAGACTTACAAGAGCAGGCGTTTACTACCGCAGGAGGGTTAGATGCGGACACCGCTAACATGGGCATAGCTAGTTTCGGCGCAGACCAAGCGCAACAGTATATGAATCCATACCTTATGGCGTCGCTTAACCCTCAGTTGGACGAAGCCCGTAGGCAAGCAGAGATAGACCGTGTAGCTGCCGCAGGCCGACTTACTCGCGCAGGTGGTTTCGGTGGTTCTCGTCAGGCTATTATGGAATCAGAAGGGCTACGCAACCTACAAACAAATCTTGCGGGCATAACAGGTAAAGGGTATGAAACCGCGTACGATGTAGCGCGAGATCAGTATAACAAAGAGCAAGCCGCCCGTAATAAGTATGGGTTTGATGTTATGGCACAGCAGGAGGGGCTTGGCGCTATCCAGAGAGGTATCGAGTCTGAAGGTATGGCCGCAGACTACGCGCAGTTCAGAGAAGAGCGAGACTACCCCTACAAGCAAGTACAGTACATGCAGTCATTGTTGCAAAGCTTACCCCTCGAAGCACAGTCAAACTATTATACTGGGCCTAGCAGTGCAAGCGAACTGGCCAAAGGCACCGCAGGCGTAGAAGATTTATTAAAATTACTAGGGATAAACACATGAGCAATTTCAGTACCAAGGTAGACCGTACCGTTAAGGCGTATCGAGGTAATCCCGAAGTCTTAGATGAAAGATATAAAGTCAGTAAAGACTTGGCAGACTTAATCGCCTACCAGCAATTGATGGAAGAGAAAGAAGCGTTGTCCAAAGCCGTTATGCTTCGAGAGGGTAAGCAGCCCTCGTCAATTAAAGATCAGTACGAAAAAAGCTTAGTTTCTGGTAGTAGGGACAGCATGATGGATAGAGCAGCCAGAGTTGGAAATATACCTCAAAATTTACAGGGGCAGCGTCCCATGCCACAGGGTATTGCCAGTAATCCACGCCCTCGACTTCCTCAACAGGGGCAGCGTCCCATGCCACAGGGTATTGCCAATAATCCACGTCCTAACATGCGGAATATGGCGCAAGGCGGAATCGTAGGGTTTCAAGCCGGTGGGGGTACTAGCCAGTCGGCGCTCCAGATACTTAATCAAACAGCCCAGCCTCAGCAGGGTACTTACGCAGGCCCCGCCCTTACGCCCAAACAAATGACCGCTATGGCACTTAAACAGGCGCAGTCGAAATACGGTGGTACAGGTGGTACAGGTGGTACAGGTGCACGCCCCATAAACAAAACTACAACTTCTACTTCTACCACAAGTAAGAGTGTGGATGATCGCCTAAAAGAGTATGGTGTAGACAAATCCGATATTAATAAAGAGATTTTGCGTAGCGATACTACAGAAGTGTCAGACGCTATGGGGCCAAAGGCAATTGCCGCGCAACGCGAAATGGCTAGTAAGGATATTGAGGAGGAGAAGACCAAGGAACGTGATCGCCTGACAAAACGCTACGAAGGCGTCGGTATCCAAGCTGAATTACAGAGACAGATAGACGAACAGAAAAAACTTGACGCTTCTGCTACAGACCCAGCTAAAATGAAAAAAGATGACAGGAATGCCATACTGCGTGGCATGGCTCTAGGCGGTGTTCGAGGGTCTACTATAGCCCAGAATAAGTTAGCGGCCAACAGAGCAAAAGGCGATCAAGAACGTATAGACCGCGTAAGAAAAATGACTAATGAAAAGAATGTAGCTACGTTAAATTTACTTAAAGATGCAGACGCTGGGGCTGCTGACGCGTTTAAGGTATACGCAGAGATGCAGAGTAAAGCGTTTGATAGCCTAAAAGGTCTGAGTAGCGCAGATATTGCTGCCCGAGAACAGAGGTTTGCTAACGACATCAAGTACGACCAAGGTAAGATGGGAAACATATTACGTGCAGTACAAGCGCAAGTAGCTGAAGATACAAGAAAACTAACGCAAGAATCGTTAACCCTCCAACAGCTCAATAGTATGATTGTAGCGCAAGCAGGCGCTATACAGAAGACTGAGGACATGCTACTCAAATCTCAGGAGCTAACTCGAGCGCGGATTGATTCTGAACTCCGCAATGCTCAGAACCTAAATTCTGATAAAGGTCGAGAGCGTATTGCGGCTGCTAAAGCAGAACTAAAGATATTAGATCAAAAGATATTAGATGCTACTATGCAATATTCAAGTTTAATGGAAAAAATGACTGGCATGCTAGAAAATATGATGGGTCAGTAATAGCCCTTAAACACCATGTAACAACGTAGTGTGGTTACTAGCATTTCACTGGTATACTACTAGCATAAGACAGTGAGTAGTGTGTATGAATCAAATAGACGTTCTAAGCGCCCAGATAAGAAGGGCTAAAGCCGCTAACGACTTTGCATCAGTGCAAGTATTAGAGCAAGAACTTAACAGAGTATACTCAGAAGAGTCTAGCTGGCTGCCGGACGCAATAAACCGCGCTAACGATGCGGGGGACACTGCAAGTGCAGGATTACTACAACAACAACTAGACAGTTTTAACTTGTCTCCCAGCCCCACTACGCCTAATACTTTTGCGCCTAGTACTCTTACTCCCGCGCCTAGTACTCTTACTCCTGCGCCTAATCCTCGTACCCCCGCACAGGCTTTTGCTGACCGCCAACCTCAATCTCCAGACGAAGCAGGTTTACTAGAAAACTTGTTAGCGGGCACAGCAGCGGGCGTAGTTAATCTAGCAGAAACCTCTGCGTTAGGTTTAGCTACTTTACAGGAAGAAGAAGCCGAGCTTCGGTCTCGTGAATTTATTCAAGGAGTTGGTGACGCTTTAACCCCCGACGCGGGTAATCCAGATGACTTTAGTTATAAATTAGGAACCGGCATAGGCTCTGTAGCCGGTGCTATAGGAGTCACTCTAGGTACTATATATGGTGCGGGTGCCTTGGGAGCATCAGCGGTTGCCGCAGGATTGTCGGGGGTTGCTGCTGGCACATTAACGACCGCGTTTGCAGGTGCTGGTGAAGCGAGTGAAAGGGCAAGAGCTTTTGGTGCTAGTGAAGACGAAAGAAACACAGCCGCCCTTAAAGGGTTTGGCGTAGGTACTTTAGAGCAAGTCCCCATACTTAAAATGCTACGTATTCCCGGAGTGTCTGAAGTGTTTAACAAGTTAGACGCAGACACTATAGGGCGAGTCGGTAGTGCCGTTGTTGCTGGTACTGGAGAAGCTGCTCAAGAAGCTGGTGCGGCAATACTACAAAACTTAATTGCTCAAGGGTACGACCCCGATCAAGTAGCGATTGACGCAGGAGTCTATGAAGAGGGGCAAGTCGGCGGTGCTACGGGCTTCTTTGTACAGCTTGTCGCAGACCAAATTACTGGCAGACGCGGTAAGGTACGAACAGGTATTAGTTCAGAACAAATTGATAATATTCAAGCCGAGACACAGGTTGATTCTGAGGATCGTCAGCTAGATTTAGGTTTGGATACTCCTGAGACGTTGGACTCGCCACCCACCGAAGAACAAGTAAACGAGTTACTGGATAGAGAAGTACTCGTAGACGAGAAAACCGGAGACCCTTACGTCATTGACGACGACGGGAACCGCGAGTACTACATAGACCAAAAAGAACTAGCCAAGTTAGTAAATACTGATAGGCGTTTAACAGATGCCGAAGAAAGAAAAGTACTGAAGTATGCCGGTTGGAAGCGTAAAGTAGGGGCTGACAATTCAATAACTTTTGAAACCGAAACTGAAATGGCTTTGAGCCTATCTCCTGAACTTAAAGCATTCTTGGATAAGATGCGGGATAGAAAGACAGATGCAGAAGTAAAGATAGAGGCAGAATCAGACTTAGGCTTTATAGAAGACCTGTCGCAAGAAGAACAAGCAGCCTTGTTTGAAGATATGACCTTCGAGGAGCAGGAAGCCTTCGCCGCTAGAAATGTTCGTAAACAAGAAGCCGCTGAAGCAGAGGCGAGAACTCTTGCCGAGGCCCGAGAAGAAGGCCAGATCACTCCCAGAGAAGACGACTTTATAGATCAAATAGACGCCTCCGAAACCGCTGAAATACAAGAATTAGTAGACGATGACGCCTACGCAGAAATACAAGCGGAAGAAGACATAAAGGCTCAAGAGCGAACGCGCACCGCAGATCAAAGGCAAGAGTTAGAGCAGGAATCAGAACTAGAAAGTATAACTGGTAGGGTAGAAGGTCGCACACTATCCGACACCGCTCGGCGTAGAGAAGCCATACTACAAGAAGTTATAGAGCAAAACCCCACAACTAATTACAACTCTTTGGGTAAAGCCTTCCAGAGTGCGCTAGAGGCCGAGGGCGTAACAGACTCAATAATTACTGAGACAGAAGCAGGTGCTATACAAAAAGCCGTTAACTTCCAACTCGCTGACCGCGACACAGAAGCGGGGAGGTTAGCCGCAGAGCAAGCTGAAGATGAAAAGCTAACCGCTGCGGACTCTGACGTGGCTGAAATGGAAGCGTTAATACCTGAGAAAGGAGCCAAACGTGGACTTACTACAGCAGTTGACACAGAAAGAGGTAGAGACAGCGTTCAAGATAGTCCAGCAGTCGTGGCAGGGGGAGAGACCCTTGAAGGTGCCAGAGATACTGCACCAACTGACGTTGCAGGATTGGACAGCCCTGTCGAAAGCACTAGCCCTGCTAGAACAGGAAAAGGAACTAAGCGTGGTGCATTAACAACTACACCTGCGGTAGAAACAACTACACCTGCGGTAGAAACAACTACACCTGCGGTAGAAACAACTACCCCTGCGGTAAAGCCGAAAGCAAAGCCGAAAGCAAAGCCGAAAGCAAAGCCGAAAGCAAAGCCGAAAACAGATATGCAGAAGAAGCTGGAAGCGGTCGGGTTTGTCCCTTCTAGTGAGGATACGACGGTAGCACCCACTATTAACCCAGAGACGGGGAAGTTCAGGTTTACTGGTAGGACTCGTTTTACTGTGAAGCCTCACGCAGCTTCGGGTAGAGATACGTCCAGAGCAAACGGATTAAAAAACACCCCAAGAAAAGATAAAGCCCCCGATGGGTACGATGCAGGGCAGAAAGAAGCATACAACGCGAACACTGTTGTGCATAAGTACCTTAATCAATTTGACGATCTTGATAGCGCCTTGGATAGCGCCATATATGACGTGGCTGATCCTGAGAGTGTTGTATACAAAAAACCTAATAAAAAGTCTGGTGAAGTAGACCCGCTAGCACCCAACCTAGAATCTACCGGCGGAGAAAACGGGCAAAAGGTACTAGACTGGGCGACGAATAATTTAAGTGCTGAGACTATGCGACAGGTCAGGGCACGTATGGTTGATACGAAGGCACGTTTAAAGTTAGCGGAAGAAGGAATAATAAAGAAGGGCGAAGCTGCCGCTGCTGATGCAGCTATGCTGGCAGAACGAGAGGCCGATGCAAGGACACAAGAAAGCCTGCAAGAGGTGGGTAGCGCCCAAGAAATAGCTGATGCCGAAGCAGACGCCGCAGAAGCACAGGAAATACTAGACACCGAGGGCAGGGTAGAAACAACTCGTGCTAAGACAGCAGATAAAAGTGCGAGGAAGAAAAAGGAAGTAAGTAAGCGAAAATCCGCCCAAGAATCTGCGGACGCTAACTTTGCCAAGGTTATAAACAACAATAGCTTAGATTACACTTCTACTAATAACAAAGGGTTACTGACCACCACGGCTAAACGGAATGTTGAGCGGGCAGAGTCCTACGCTAACGCTAGCAGTGATCCAGAGACTAACTTAAAACAACTAGCGGAAGTGCTTGCTGTAAAACGCGCTGAAGCTAAAAAGGCTAAAGCCGAAGCTAGAAATAAAGCTAAAAAAGATAGGCAAGACGCCAAGAAAGTTTCAGAAGCAGAGGCTAACTTAGACGCTCGTAAAGACGTTAAGCCTAAACCCAAGACTACTAAACAAGAAATAATAGATGCGGCTGTAGAGAAGTTTACAAAAGTTAAGGGCATAACACGAGAAGACGTTATCGCTGCTTACAACTTAGCCATGCACGACGTACCCCGTAGTAAGAGAGATGCCGAATCCAAAAAGTTCTTTGCGGATGCCAGCCCTGACCTCATTAAAGAAAGCGCAAGAATATATAAAATACAAAAAGAGTTCGGGTACGATTTCCTAGAGTTAGATGTAGATGTTGCAGCAACTATGGATACGGACTTATCTAAAGACGTTATAGAGTTGTTATCCAAAGGAGATTTACCCGGCGCTATGCAGGCGCTTGCTAGAGGAACCAAGAATAACCGCGTTAAGCAGGTAATAAAAGCGTTATCTAACGTAGTTGATGGGGTAAAGGTAGAGGTAGTAAACACCGGAGACCTAGAAAGTATAGGGTACACTCCTAGAACAGATGATAATGTTATAGCAGGGGTATACGACGCGGACTCCAACACTATATTTATCAACTCCGACAACCCCCTTACAGTACATACTCTACTGCACGAGATTACTCACGCGGCTACTGTTGCTACGCTTAATAATCCGTCTGACCCCAACACCAAGAAAATACAAAAGCTATATAACGACCTCGTAGCAAGCGGCAAGATTAAGCAATTCGACAACATAACTAACATACGTGAATTTGTAGCAGAAGCATTTAGCAACCCAGCGTTTCAGCTTCGTCTGGCGGAATTAAACTCTCAGGGTAAGGATTACACTGCCTTACAGGCGTTTTTTGATGCGGTTACTAATATAGTGCGTAGAGCGTACGGCGCGGTAAAGCGTGCAGGGAGTAAGGTATCCGGTATTGGAGGAGACGTAAATGTAGAGTTTAGCGGCTCCGCTTTAACAGCAGTAGACCAAACTATACTGACCATGCTGTCCACCGACTCAAATTTTAGGGGTATGGATAAGCTAGCCGCGATGGAAACGCAATCTGCTGTGAGAGACTTTACGGGGGAGGACAAATGGCGTCCCGCTACTTCTCCGTTGGCCAAGGCTATATTTAGAGGGTTAGAGCGTAAGTCATCTTCTAGTAGTCAGAGACTTGCGACTTTGAGAGAGTTCTTCTTTAAAGGCGTAGACATGGCCAAGCAGCCTACTCAACTTGCACTTGGCGCACTTGACTTACAGACTCTAGGAGATGTAGCCAGAAACACAGGGTTTGGGCAGCTAGGGTATGATTTGTATAGGGCAATTAGTGCGCAAAGGGTACAGATAGGTTTAGGGCAGAAATCCGTAGAGTCCGTACTAGTTAAATTTAGAGATTGGGCAAATTCCGTAGATAGTAAAGTAGTTGATTCGTTTAACACTCTAATATACAGCACTAAGTTTGGCGCTACTATATATGGAGTAGACCCCGAATTAAGTAAAGTAGACGCTAGAACTAGGTATGAAGGTAAAGAAGCTGGTGACGGCAGAGACTTGTTTGACGTGTGGTTAGACCAGCGAGAGCACTGGGATAATATAGGGGAGAGAGGGCAGGCGGAGTTCAGAAGACAACGCAAGCTGTATAAAGGGCAGTTCGATGATCTGTTGGATGTGGTATTCGGGCAAATTGATAGTACTTCCGGCGACAACAAGGAATTAGCCGCAAAAATGAAGGACAGGATAGCCAGAGAGTTGGCGGGGAAAGGTGCTCTAGACGTGTACTTCCCGTTAGTACGGGAGGGAAAATACAAGGTAGCCTACAGTGTTAAGGTAGATGGTAAAGAACAACCCGTGTTTCTTATGTTCCAGACTAAAGGAGAGCAGGAAGCGGCGGCCTTAAACGCGGCGAAAGATGCTATAGGTGGAGTGGAGGGAGTCAGGACATACGATGCCGACATGGACATTAAGCAGTTCAACAAAACAGCTCCTTCTGGATCACTTGTGGCAGACATACTACAGCTACTAAGGGCTAATGATATTTCGCCGGATATACAGACTTCGGTGATGAACATGTTCATCAATACATTACCAGAGACTGCCTTCGCTAAGTCTCTACAAGGACGTAATAACGTGTACGGGTTTGAACCCAATGCAGCACTAGGCTTAGAGAAAAAAGGCTATAGCCTAGCCGCGCAAATAGCTAAGATTAGAAGCGCCGCAAAAATATCTGCTCTTAAAGAAAAAATAATTGAGGCGGCGGGAGACCCTAAGTCTATAGACCCTAAGTGGAAGAGTACTGCGTTACGTAACTATACCCGCAATGAACTGCTGGATAGGGCTGACTTTGCTCTGTCTGGGTCTCCAAACAATATGTTTGAGAAGGGCGCTAAGATTGCTAATCAGATAGCCTTCATATACACCATTGGTTTTAACGCGTCATCAGCACTTGTTAATTTGGCTCAACTCCCCACAATGGTATTTCCCAACCTAGCTTCTGTGTACGGTATAGACGCTACCGTTGGGGCGCTCAACAGTGCTACGGCAAGAGTAATGGCTAGGGGTAACAGGATAGACAGAGACTACGACGTTAAGCAAGTCAAAGTAACACGTAACGGTAAGGTTGCTATAGAGTTGCAAGTCACGCTGAAAGAAAGTAAGCGAAAGCAGTTAATATCCTCCGCTAAGAATCCCCTGTCTTTAGACGATACAGCGCAGGTTAAAAGAGATATAGAGGCGCTTGAACGAGACATACCCCTGATAAAGCACGCTCTGGAGCAAGGGCTTATAGAGACTACAGTAGGTATGGATATATCTGCGGCGGTAGAGGCCAGTGGGGAGAAGAGAACTAAGAAGTGGACGAGCCTAGACTGGTGGGGAGAGACTTCGGCTATTATGTTTAACTCGGCTGAGAGGTTTAACCGGCAGTCTTCTTTACTTGCTAGTTACGACTTACTGTTACAGCAGATGGATTCTAGTAAGCGAGTGTACAGTAAACTACAAGCTAAGTTTGTTGACGTGCCAAGTAATACAGAGGCTAAGAGAAAGTTTGCGGCAGAGGAAGCGGCGTACGTAACTCACGAATTAAATGGCGGCGCGACTCTGGAGACTACCCCCCGACTCATACGCGCTAACTTAGGACGCATTGCAGGTATGTACAAGAGTTTCGGTATGCGTATGTACACTACTATGATAAAGAGTCACTACGACCTAGTCGTTGGAGGCACCAAGGACATGCCGCGCCAAGAAAGGAACGAGATAAGGACGCAAGCATTAAAAGCTATAGTAGGCGTTAACCTGACCGCATTTGCTGTTGCCGGTGTGCAGGGTATGCCCTTGTTTGGGATCGTACAGTTCGTAAGGGACTTGTTTAAAGAAGACGATGAGGATATGACTAGGGCCGAACTACAGCACGCTCTGACAGCCGTCTTCGATGACATTCATTTGGGGCTTATGGCATATAAAGGGCCACTGTCTTACTACTCAGGTGTAGACGTGTCTCAGCGTGTAGCCCTTACAAACTTGCTGTTTCAAGAGAACAGGTACAACCCAGAACCCACAGAAGAAGAACTTGTAGCTATGTTTACGGGTGGCCCTGCATGGAGCACTGTAAAGAGAATTATTAGAGGGATCGAAGACGTAAAAAAAGAGAATTATCAGCGAGCCATTGAAAATTTTCTACCTGCGGGTGTTACTAACCTGTATAGGGTAACTCCTGTAGGGCGATTTTATCAAGAGAGGGGTATGTATACCAAGACAACGCAAGGTAGGTCACGTGCTGCTATATACGAAGGACTAACCAATAAAGATTTGTTACTTAGTGGCGTAGGTTTTCCTCCTATGGGGTACGCATTACAGCAGGAAGTGAACGCTAGGGTAAGTAAAAAGGCGAGGGCCATAGGTAAGCAAAGAAAAGACCTAATGAGCGAGTATATCACGTCGTACATGATAGATGATTCGCAAAGACTAGATAAAATAATGCCAAAAATAATTGCTTTTAACGATAAAAACCCCACTGTCGTTATAACCCGAAGTAGTTTGGCTGAAGCCTTACTGCGTGATGTACAGACGACTGCGAGTATGCAACGTGCGAACGGTTTATACGTAAACCCTAAACTCCTAAACTTGGTAGATGAGGCCGCGTTAGATGCGGTTTACCCTAGATAAAAAACCCCCTGTCGCCTCGGAAACGAGCAGGGGGTTGAGAGGGGTATAACCATAGTGAGTCAGGGGAGATTCCCACTACGTCCCATATAGTATCATATAGTCCGCCAGATACGTATACCTAATTTGCCATTTTCTATGGCTATTTTTGTTTTAACTTGCCATTTCTTACGTTTAAACAGCTTTACGACCTGTTCCTTAGCTACTTGTGTGTTTAGACACGGGATAAACACAGATGCTCCCACGTGCATAGCGCCCCAGTTTGTTACGATTTTTATTCCGTCAGGGGATATGTCATCTACCATTAACACGTTACTGTGTCTCTACATCTACCTTAGAGCAGTCCACAAACAACGCGTGCGTTAGAGGTAACACGGTAGTAGTACCTTTAGTAAGTCGCACCTTAGTGGTCTTAGCCCCAAAGCCATCTTTGAGTTCCTGTATAAACGATCCGTAGTTTATCTGCTGTCGCCCACACCATGCCTTCAGCGGTTTAGGTATTAGGTACGCACGTTTGAGGTCAGTCTCATACCTACCAACTAGCCGCACTTTAGGGTCTAGTTCGGGTATAACTAGGTCGTCCATGCCGTTGCCCTGATTCTTGCGTAGGTCGTCACTACTCTTGATTTTAAGTATGCTACCCCAATGCTCGTGGATATAGTCGTTGAGGGTATCTGCCGCAGAAGAACCCATGTCAGCTACCGCATTTAAGTTCTCACGTAGTAACTTGATAACATACTTAAACAGCTTGTTAGTGTCGTAGTTAACTAGTCCTATCTTCTTAGCCACGAGTACACCTGTCAGGTTGTTTGCCGCACCTGCTGACCAGAATCGGTTCTCAGCGGTGAGTCCTGCCACTTCATCTATCTTTGCCTGCACGGAGTCGCGTAGCTTCTTTACTTCTTCTAGGTTCTTCATAACGTACTGTATGTAAACCGTTCCGGCGTGGCCGTATATAGACACAGCGTTGCGTGCGTGAGCATCAGTAATGCTCTTAGTTCCCGCTTCTTTAAACAGCTTAACTGCCTTGGTCTCTAGCATACGTTGAGCCTCCGCCTTCGGCCCATTCTTGTACATGCTTATCTTTTCGATGATGCTAGTGTTACCTGTAGTGACAGCCTGTAGGCTCCAAGGCTTACCCCGTGCCCGTTCCGTATTTGCTCCACCGCCAGTCATGCGGTTCCTCTGCTTACCCCCAGTCAGTTGGTACACCATGTCTGATAGGTCGTCGCCTTTAGCGTTAGTCATCTCGTCAATGTACAGTGGCAGGTTATGGTACACTTCTCCACGTAGCATCCTAGAGTTCTGCGTATCGTTCTTATCCAGCACTAACTCTTCGGGGTTGCCCCATACAGATGCCCCTACGAACATAGCAGTAGTTTTACCAAGGCCACTCTCCTTACTATGCACGTGGAACCCCGAGCAAGCTACCGGACTAAGTGCCATAAGAGGTGATCCAAACGCGGACGCAACTATGTACTGATGTAGTTCAAACCCGTCACGGTCGTAGAAGTTAGCCATGTCGATCCACTCTTGCAAAGTACCCTTGGGTTCAAACGCATGGAACAAGCCCACCGTGGGGGTGGAAGGAGGATTGGCCTTTATACTATCTTCAAATATTTCTTGGTTGCCTACTACAAACGATGTGTACGAATCATCAGTCCATCCAAACTGCCTACGTGCTTCGTCTGCAACACTGGTAGCCTGTAACTCGTTTACCCAAGTAGTCATATAAGTCATAAGATCGTCCATCCTCGAAACAGCAACCCCGTTCATGGACATCTGCTTCCGTAATTCTTCTTTGGAGGTAACGGAGGTAAGCGGGATTGTGAACTCCCTCACTCCATCTTTAGGTAGGTGTAGCCTAACAACTACAGCTTCACCCATCTCCACGTCTTGTATACGCTTAACCACGTACAGGTCATTGTGGTACACGACCTTCTCGTCAGGGTCGCCCTCGGCATTGGTAGTCCGTATGTAAACACCACCGTTGGTTCCCCTAAAGAATGGTCTAGGGTACGCCGGAATAACGTAGGTAGTAGCAGGTGCAAAGGGGAGGTCTAACGCGGGTACTTCTACGATGTTGTCTGCCTCCGTTGCCTCCACCACGCTACTGCCTAACACTATAGGGGATTTTATCTTGCCCCAGTTAGGACAGTTCGGGCATACGTCAGGGTTAAACTCGTCAAAAGACGTACACTTGTATGGGCCTTTAATCAGTTCCATCTTCTCCCGTGTGTCTTCGGGAGTGTACCCCTCGTGCTTCTTAGATATGTTGTGAGCCGCAGATTCGGAGTCTACGCAGAACTTAGCGATAGACAGCCCCGCCCTCCACATGGGTTCACTGCAATTCTCTTGGTCTTTCCATATAGTTTTTATCTGGTCGCAACCAGTGCCGTTCATGGTCTTAGCTATGATGTCTTTAAACTTGTTTTGCTTGTTACCCATCAACGCATCCATGACAGCATTGCTACCGGACGGGGTCATTTTCTTGGGAACTGGTATCAACCCCCCTCCCAATAGCGTAGAGAACTTGTCAAAGTCTACGTCATCAGGATGGTCATCTCCAAAGAACTCTACAGGTGATGGTGGATCGGTCTTGTAGTTGTGCGTAGTAGGTACACGCAGTACCCTAGCGGCATCGGCGGTGACAGCGGGGTCAGCCAGTAGTCCGTGTTCAGCACATAACTTCTTTAGACGTTCTGCTACAGGTAGCCAGTCGTCCAACCCTATCGACTCCGATAGGAACCAATATGCGTGAACGCCACGGCCAGAGTTAACCAGTTTAGGTTTGGGTAGTGATAACGTCTTACAGAACCCCTGTAATGCTACAAGGGCTTTATCTTGATCTGGATAGTCTTTGGTAGCCCCGCAGTCGAGGTCTAAAAAGAAAGACTTGAGTTGGTGTACGTTGCCTACTTTACGTGAGTTTGATTCTTTAAATGTACTAAGTGCAAAATAAGAATCATATCCTTTGCTATCTAGGTCACGTGCGGCATCAGCCATATCCCCTACGGAGGTGTAAAACTTCTGTACCCTCCTGTCATCTTTTGTACGGAAAGAGAATAGGCAGTAGTGCCCATCTTCCCCCAGTACCCTTCTTAAAAAGTCTTCTACTTGCATAATAAATACCTAAATCCGAGAGGTATTGTAGCAGGGGCGCTTGCACGCCCTTTTCGGAATATGTCCTAGCTACAGTTCAGTATTGCAGGGACTAGTCGTCCCAGTCGGCTACTATATCAGCCAGTGCATCGTCAGATGCTTTTGGTGCGGGTGCCTTCTTCTTAACTACCTTCTTAGGCTCCTCGACTTTTGCGGGTTCATCATCCCCAAACAACTCATCAGTTACTGCTTCCGCAGGGGCTTTAGCGGGGGCTTCAGCTATTTCAAACGGATTTTCTTCCGCAGAGAACTGGAACCCTCCCTCTACAGCACCGAACGGTGATGCGGCTTCCATAGGTACGTACTTGATAACCTGTACTGCACGTAGTCGTAGAGATACACCTGCTTCGCGCATGTTGTACGGAGTAAACGTAACTGCTACATTGACTGTGCTACCTGTGGTAAGCATGAAGTCGTCTGGTAGTTTAACGCTTTTTGCATCGTACTGTACAGGTTTAAACGTAGCGTCTTTACCGTACGCCCCTTTCAGTGATGCTTTGTGCGTGTAAGTGCCATCTTCTTCTTTCTTAAAGGGCATGTCGAACTTGTCAGGCCAGCCCTTTTCTTTCTTGGCTTCATACGCTTTAACCATTTCCACGAACAGAGCCTTGGCTTGGTCTTTAGTCATACGGAAGCGGGTTTCATACTTAGCGCCTTCGTCAAACGCGTCACACGGTACAGTGCGGTTCTCTGCGTTATCGAACTTGTAAGTCTTATTGATACGAGGCCATAGGGCTTCGACGTTTGAGATTACATATTGATTATTTGTAGCCATCTGATAAATCCTAATTAATTAGTTTGCATTTAACTCGAAACCTTCCACCGCACTGAACGGAGACACAGGTTCACTTGTTATAGGGATAGACATAGTGATCGCCCGAATAGTATCTTCGTGGTCAATCATGGCCGAAACCCTCTCAAGTGTGTCTTCGTCTAAGCGGTCTACCGGCTTAAAGCAAAGTTTTGGTACTGTACTACCCTCATCAAAGTAAATCTTGGTGGTGATAGTAACTACAGGTGTGTCATGTTTAGCGAGTAACCGAGCATAGTTTTGCATACCCATGTCTCCGCTATTGGTACTGCCAAATATAGACGTGGCAGGTATCTGTAACTGATACACCTCTTCGGGGTTATCCCCAAATACAACTGCTAGTCGTTGAGAGAACCGACAAGCCCTACCCCCATACTGACCTGAACCTCTTATATTTTGAGGGCAGTCCATACAACGCATTGCTTGCCGTTGCTCTTGGGGTACATCTACTGAAGGTACCTGTGTGTCAGAAGACCAACACGTTGGTACCGCAACCCTATTGGGGTCATACGCATCGCCATAGTAAGCGCGAGATACTGGTGCGGCATTTACTATCACCACATCCATATAGCCTAAGTCCCTAGTAACTTCTTCGCCGTCAGCTATAACGTGAAACTTGCCACCACGTATGCTGATTCGGCGTAGCCCGTTACCACTCATCAGGCGTCTTCATCCAAGTCTAACTCTAACTGCTCATACATCATGTCGCCTTGGGGTGCTTCATCTACAACTACCGCAGGCTTACCCAAAAGTTCGGCTTCTAACTCCGGCAACTTAAACCGATAAGTAGAACCTACCTTTATATAGGTATCGCTTGGGATTTTATTAGTGCGTATCCATGCACGTACAGTAGAGATAGACACTGCAAAGTGCTTCGCTACATCTTCGACTGGTACAAATGCCGCCATTATTTTCTCCTTACTGAGACTACATATTCTGAGTCTACGTTAAGACCTTTAGGTACAAGGTCGGGGTTCTCTTCTAGAAACTGCTTCATGTTCGTCTGGTTGAGTCGCTTATCAAGTAACTCGGGTGCTTCATGCTCCAAAACAAACTCGTGCATGTTGCTCCAATCACTAGTCCAATACCTAGTCTTGGCAGACCTATAAAACAATCCTGCTGAAGTCTTTACACTATCGACGCCCTGCTCCTTGCAGTATTCCAACAAGGCTTTCTTTACCTTGTCCATCTGCTCAGTCAGTTTGCCGTCTTCTTCTTTAAACGCCGCCGATAGTTCTGAACGCTTATCTTTGATCTTGAGATAAACCTTGGTTAACTGTTCAGCGGTAGACTTTACTTCACTCATTATACGCTCCTTTACTAACGGGACGTACACTTTATTGCCTTATTGTTAGCTAGTCAAGTATTTCTTTGTAAAGGTCTATCATTTTTGTGTGAATGTCTATTCTATTGTCAAGCAGTGCGTAAACACGTTTCTCTGCGTGCGAACCTTGTAGCTGCACAACGGTACATTTGTGATCTTGTCCTGATCTGTGTACACGAGCGTTAGCCTGTGCGTAGGTTTCCAAGGAACTTGTCGGTGCCCACCATACCACCGTGTTTGCCGCAGTTAGTGTTACACCGTGCGCCGCTGACTGAGGTTGTATGACCAACACTCGGGGATCATCAGCTTCTTGGAACCGTTTGAATATCTCCGTACGCTTACCGGCACTCACGTCTCCCCGTATTATTTCCGTAGATATACCATCATCACGTAACTTATTAGTCAGTAGGTCAATCGTATGCTTGAACGGTACGAACACCAACACCTTCTTACTAGACTCATCTATTACTTCTCGGAGTACCTTGTAGCGTGGGGATATATCAAACTCAAGAGAGTCCCCATCGTCGGTGTATACCGCACCTGCGGATATTTGTAATAACTTGTTCATGTTAACTGCGGCATTGGCGGCGCTTATCTGTTCTCCTGCCGCCTGCATTACCATCTTATTCTTTAATTCTTTATAGTACTTAGTCTGTTGCCTAGTCAAAGGCACTTCTCTCTTGGTGTACACCATGTCAGGTAAGTCTAGGCACTCTTCCTTGGTGAACCGTATGGCAGGTTGCAGTACCCTATGCACTGTGTTGGTAGCATCTTCCTTCGGCACCCACTTAAAGTTTGTTACCTTACGCATTACTTGGTCGCGGAACGACCCAAAGAACCTAGGCACGCCATTGGGGTTAACGAGTTTGGCTATACCGTACGCATCGGTAGGGCTTTGCGCGGCGGGAGTACCTGTCATCATCCACAACCACGTACTTGGCCCCACTAACTTGTTCATGGTCTTCCATCGTTTTGTTTGTGGGTTCTTGTAGTGCGTAGCCTCGTCAACGATTATGAGGTCAAACCCTCCGTTAGCCACGGCGTCTGCTACGATCTCCACTCCGTCATAATTTATTATCACGTACTCAGCATCGCCCTCGATTATCTTGGCGCGTTTAGCTTTTGCCCCATACGCCACGTCTACCTTGCGGTGCATAGCAAAACTGAATAGGTCGTTACGCCACGCAGAATCCATAATAGATAGGGGGCAGACCACCAACACTCGACGTATCACCCCCTGCTTCATCAGGTAGTCTGATGCCCATATAGCACTGGCGGTCTTACCTGTACCCTGCTCGTTAAAGCAGAAAGCCTTGCGGTTCAACGTGAAAAAACTAGCTGTAGTCTTCTGGTGATCGAACGGAGTGTACTTACCTGTCCAATCGTACTTAGATTCTATTGGGGATGGCGCATTGATATTCATGTTGCGCAGTACCTGTGTCTCTTCTAATCCCCAGTTAACAAGTACTTGGTTGTTTGCTAACTCCCTGCTCTTTGGTATAACCGATGTAACCTTTGCGGGGTTACGTAGCGTAAGTAATAACGCCTTATCATCTACTATCTTCATTTATCGCTCCGATACGAAATAGCATGAAGTGGGTGTCCACGTCACGCGAAAAAGTTTAATGGCCCTGCTTCGTCCATAGATAGGGCTAGGTCTACTTATGATCGGAGCGCGGCAAACATCCCAAACGCGCCCCCTTCGGACTACTCGATTTTATGTCGCGTACCTACCACGGAGGCGCAATAGGTGTCCCAAGGAAAGGACACAACATCATTTAACGACGCATCAAGCACGCGTCAACCCATACCAATAGGGAGTTCTTTACTTAGGCTTTCTACTGCCTTTCTTTTTATAGTTGCGGCTACGGTTCTTTGAGCGATCCTCTACTGTAACACCGTCCTTATTAGTGCCACCTTTGCTCAGTGCCTTCTTGTGACTAACGTCTTTACCTTCACGCTTGTCAGCCTTGCCGTTACCGTTGGCGTCTTTACCTTCTCTGTCCATCTTGCGTCTGGCACGCTGTCGCTCCATCCTAGCCTCGAACGCTTTACTGCCGACAGGGGCATTGACCTGCTTCTTTCTTTTCTTACGCATTAGTTTCTCCCATTGTGTACGCACTCGGTAACAATACAGTGCCTACGACATAATCCACTTTGGTGGGCATTCCACACATCATTTTCAAATGCTTGTTCCATGCGGCTGTAGTCTGATAACCACTTCTCCCATAGCCTAGGCTCATCCGGCTTGGAGTAGTCTTCCTTTATTAACTCACCACACACTACAAATAATAGGCCGCCCTTCACTTTCTCTAGCTTGGGGTACATCTTGAACATGCTCATAGCCATCAGTTCTAACTGGCCTTTATCAGCGTACCTAGTATTTTTACTTGTCTTGTAGTCTACCACATAAGCTGTTTTGGTGCGTTTGTTTAGGATAACTAAATCGGCAATACCACGCCACCACACGTTGTCATCTCGGAACCCGCACGGCTCTAGGTTCTCAGTAAGCCCCATCTCCAACTCGCACAGCTTCTCACCTTCTATGCCATTCAGTACATCAAGTACGTCTTTACAGTAGTTGTACTTTTCGGGTAGCGGAGTGCCATCCCTAATGTATTCCTCTGCGGCAAGGTGTACGGCAGTGCCATATAGCATGGCCTCTGTCTCTGGCTCCCTGTAGTCCTTTGCCACCTTGAGGTGGTAGAACTTCTTAGGGCACTGCTCGAACGACTTAATCTTTGAGAACGACCACGGGGTTATACTCATTCCGATTCTTTACCCTCTATAATACCTGCGGCCACTACTAACTCAGCTATCAACGTGTGCAACATATCCTTATCCATACATATAGTATTCTTGTGCTCCACAGTACCTTCCATCTCGCACTGCTCTATAAGTATTATCTCTTCCCCCTCTTTTGTTTCTCCTACTATTATAGTCAGGTAATCTCCGTCAGTTTCGGGGAAATTAGAGGTTACTTCTTTGGCACGCTTAAACTCGTTAATATCTGTTACGTTACCCAAACCATGCTCCTAGTATAATCAACACAAATGCAACACCTACCGCATGTACCCTACTAATTTCTACAGTACCAAGGGCGTACTCTACAACTTTAGTGCGTAGTTCAGACACGTTGCTACGTGCTTTCTTTAGTTCCCTGTCCGCGAACGCGTGGGCTTCTTTCATTGCTTTTTCTATATCACTCATCCTGCCGCTTCTCCGTATGATTTACCATTATCTGATTCGCACGTGATAGGCAAGCCTTCCGCCCAAGGTGCGGTGCTACTCATACACTCTTCAATGTAACGTGTAGCTTCTTTAAGTTCATCCTCTGGTACACAACATACCACGGAATCATGTACAGTCAAAGCGACCTTATACCTTTTAGCAATCGCTAACATCTGATCGCCAATGATACATCTAGCTATCGCTTGGCATATATTCTCTGTGACCTTACCGCCATATATCCTAGTGTACCCGCGCCGAGTCTTATACTTAAACTCCGGCCCACGCTCACCCTGCTCGTACTGTAAGTCGTCATACCGCATCTTGAGTCCAGACGGTAGTAGTATCCAACCATTACGCCCGTCAGCCCCGTACTTAACTATCCCATTGGGGCCGAGGCTACCCGAGTTACCACGCGACATCTCAACCAGCATGTTCTGACAGTCACGCCATAACGTGTTTATCTTCCAGTTAGCGTCTCGGTAGATTCGGATTACCCTACGTGCTTCCTCTACGTCCATGTGGGTACCAAACGACTGTAGCTGGTCTGCAAAGCGTACCGCACCCATGCCATATCCTGCGCCCAAGATAGTAGTCTTACCTACAAAGCGTTGGTCTTTCGTGACCGCTTCTTCTGGTATGTTGTATATCTTAGACGCCATCTTTATATACACGTCTTCCTTATCGGTAAACGCTTGGACTAAATCATCTTGCCCTGCAAGCCACGCCAGTACACGCGCTTCGATCTGCGACGAGTCACAGTCAACCATCATGTACCCTTCGGGGGCAAGCATACTGTTCTTTAACTTCTTACCATTCACACCACGGCTAGGTAGATTCTGGATGTTGATCTTGTCATCGCCACCCCACCTACCAGTGTGTGCCGCGTAGTATCTTACAGGTACCGGGAGAAGTCCGCGTTTAGCTATACCTATAAACCTCTCAGTACGTGATTCCTCAAGCGTACTCTTGGTGCCTAGCCTAGCAGTTACGAGTGCTTGCACTCTAGGGTCAGAGTGGTTCTCCAATGCCTTGAACTGCTCGTCATTCTTAGCGAACGCGAACGTCTCTTTGTTAGTGGTAAGACTTATCTTTGTAGGGGGTATGACACCTAGCCCCTCAAGCAATTCGGCAAACTTAGGATTACTCATAAGTTCTTTCTTTGTAACACCAGAAGACGTTATCAAGTCTTCCTTTATCTGCTTGGTGTCTTCCAAGTGTTGCTCAAGTAGTCCTAAGTCCAACTCCAGTACAGGCTCCACGAACATGCGTAGCGTACAGTCTATAAGGCGTAACTCCCCCTTGGGGAACCCTCTGCCCATAACATTAAACAGCTTATAGGTTAACTCCACGTCATTGATGCAGTAGTCGCCGTACTTGTCTAACTCCGCATCAGTGAAGTCCAGTCTACGCTTACCTATAGCATCTAGTACTTCCGTCCCTTTAGCGCCGAGGCCGTATCTCTGCGTAAGCGCATGGAGAGAGCCGCCAACTTCAACACCGTGAAGAGCACGAGCAATACAAAGGGTGTCAGTAAGAACGCGAGGATGAACGTCAAATAACCAACTAAGAATAGCGCCATCAAACAAAGTGTTATGACATAGTAGTACAGATGAACCCCAATCGAATGTATGTAAGTATTCTTTAAGTTCTTCGTGCGTACCACTAGCCCATTCTGTAGCATTGTTATTTACCTTTACACCTACACCCACTACCTCAAAACGAGGATCACGTATGTAGGCTTCTGTTGTCATCTTACGGAGAGAGAAGTCCTTGTCATAATACGTTTCAAAGTCAACCGTTATCAAGTCCATCTTCATCCTCCTCTATGTCCACTACTTCCATGTCTGCCTTGTGTTCGGCTTCGGTGATATGCTTGGGGGCTTCCTTATCCCCAAACACCTTATCCCAGTTATCCCTGAACGTAGCGGCTGTAGGGCGCTGACGGCTACCCTTACTCATAGTCCATAACCTCTATTAACTTGTTTAGGTACCACTGCGCTTTCTGCAAGTCCTCTAACGGCTTGCCCTTCCGCTCGTACCTCCAAAGGTATTTCAGACAGGCACCCTTGCAGTACCCTTGGAATGCTTCGGCAGTCATGCTTGCTTCTATGCCCTCAATACATTCGATATTGCCATAGGTATAGTGATTGGGGTGGTTGACCATATCATCGGACGTGTCGGCTATAGCCGTGCCCCAATGCTCTAGCCCAGTCTTTTCTAGGGCAGGGCCGAGTTCACGTAGCCTATCCCAATCGGCTGGTGTTGCATCATTAATACTCATACTATCCTCCGAGGATTTGTTTAATATCGTACATGTTGTCTTCATTAACTACGTACGCGATTCCGTACGCTTCGCTTATCTCTCTGAGATTCTTCTCCTGTAAAGCTGTTGGTGTGTTCTTACCCGCTTTACATTCGATCCCAAAGAACTTTCCGTTGTAGCAACCTACTATGTCAGGCACTCCGCTCTTACCGTATCCCCCAGTAGCAGGGAAAAAGTAGTAGCACCCTAACGCTTTCAGTTGCTCAACGATCTTCTTCTTAACCTTCCCTTCTGGCGTCATCGCCATAACCCTCTCCTTTTCGTCGAGAACTGGTATCAGTCCCTCTGTTATTTAAATACCCAAAACGTGTGCTCGTCGATACGCCTACCAATACCCTCTACAGGTTCGGTGGGCGGTGTAGGGTCACACATCATCAGCACCGAGAGCCTTTCTTCAAGCCACTCCGGTACATCTTCATCCAGATCATATAACCCCTCACACTCCGAGTCAACACAATTCATACCTAAACACGTTACCTCGATACTGTTGGTGTATCCCAGCGTAGAAACGCGGTAAGCGTTAGGCATCTCTGTCGGATCGTCCCATATTGTATCACTGTGTGACATAGAACAGAGCCTCACTGTGGCGATACCCAACCTGCGGTATGTAGTCTCCCACCCCACATATAGACAGAGTAGACAGCTTACCCAACACGCCATCGGGTAAGTCACCGTAGTAAGTATCAAACTCCAACAGCCTAGTCCTCTCCATATTGTGCATATCCCCCACGGGACACACATCGAACGCTTGCTTGCCTAACCTCTCGTATACTCGTACAGCATACATAGGCATCTCTGCGTCAGCCTTGGATTGATCTTTCACCTCCTTGGCCACACGTAGAGACGTTAGGTTATCTGGCACAGTCTTATCCATGAACTCATGTCCAGAGTCCAACAGCATGTACATCTCATTGAGTATTGGAGTACACCTGTCTTCATTTGTCTTGTCCCACCTCGCACCGAGCAGTTGCGTCCACGCAGTGCCATGCTTAGTTTCAGTATCATCTACCGCGTGCATTAATGCACTCCTACACTTAGTCCTGCTGGCAAGCACTACCTCGCTGTGCGTACATCTGCGCAAGTACTTCTTTGCGTTCTGCTTGGCCTGTCCCTGTAGGGCAGTGATCTTTGTGCGGAACTCCGAAGAGTAGTTGCTGTGCTTGTTATTGGTTATGTCTCTACTGTACACACGGTACACCATCTTCTCGTTGGTATGACAGAACCCCACGTCTATCCAACCCATAGTGTATTCGTCCTCGGGGTAGTAAACGTGATACACCATGTCTCGACTATTGTCCTCGTTGTCAGGGCGTACCTCACAACCTCTGAAGGCTTTCTTTATCTCATTGATAAACCAATTCAACTCGTAACGGTTTGTCGCGTTACCTACGGGTGAAGGCAGGGCAATCTTCTGTACGTCAGCAACTGTATATAAACAGTACTTCCCCTCCTCGTTGTACGAATAATGTGATTCAGCCATGTTATTTCACCTCTCTGTATTCTTCAAACGACTCATTGAACTCGCCATAGTAGTTGATCCACGCGTTGAACTTGGTGCGGAACTTCTTAGGGTCACTTGTCAGGCTGACGTTTTTGTCAGAAAACCCAGACCAGTATCTGTTACCCATGCTATCTGCTAACTCACACAGGAACGCGTGTACCATAGTGGTACGTTGCTCGTGTTGATCGTCCATTAGCATGTCTCTAAACGTGTAACCCTTGACTGCACTAGCGCCCCGCGTTGCCTCGCGGTTTGAGTCCCAGTCCATAGTGCCCTCAAGTATCGGGGTCATAGTCCACGCCCAGTGCAAGTACTCGTCGATAGCTTTCTTGTACGGTGCCTTGGCTTCCTTGTTAACACGTACTCGTATGACGGGTACAGGGTGCGGATCGGTCGTCAACCCCCATGCCCATGCCCCGTTGTGTCGGTGCCCTGCGACTGAATTCTGTTTACCGTTGGTAAACGCTACGGGCTTATCAACACCCTTGGGTAGGTAGTAGCGGCTCCCGTCATAATGTATGTACTGCTTGCCGCTATCCACAATGAATCTCATGCTCGTAGGCGTACACCGCGCAAGGAACGAGTACCTGCCATTGTGTGCGCCGTCACCACACTCGTTACGGAATTGCACTGTGTCAGTGCCATCGGCATTGCGAGTCCAGACCACTGCTGGGGTGGCGGAGGCATAGTTCACTTGAATACCGTAATCTGATAACACGTACTGGTGTGGGGACACCTTAATGATGCACTCCCACTTACGTCTGCGATCCCCGAGAGGCACTATGTTAGTACCCCTGATTGGTTTGGTGTTGTTATACAAATGTTCCACGTGCGTGAAACTGTCTAGCCCATAATTATACATAGCCATAATATTGCTCCGAGTTGTTTTGTTATAACACGTGTTATAACTTTTAGTTAGTTACCATTTGATTTACTACTAGGTATGCAAAAAGTACACACAGCGCGAGTACTCTATACCCGTAGTCTTCTTTCTTTTTATCGTCCATACCTTACCCCTGTTGTATGCGTTGCCACGCACGTTGCACTGTCCCCACGTCATTGCGGTCATAGTCACTGTCCACTGGTGTATCCCTAACGTGGTCATAGTAGAACTCCAACGCCTCGTCTATAGTGTTGACAGCATCTGCCCACTCCATACGTAACTCCTCCGCAGTTGACCGGAGGCAATCTTTTGAGGCTTGTTTGTAATTGTTATCGCTCATATCAATCTCCTGTTTAACCATTCACCTGATAACTTCTCTGCATGTGTATCGAAAGAACTCTTCAATGGGCGATCTGCTGACCTGTTGATAGCCTTGCCCTCGTAGTCATAGTTCTGATACATAGGGCGCAGATGCGAGTTATACACCTCAAACACTCTGTGTAGCCTAGTAGACATAGAACTTGGTTTGATGTTCGCAACCTTCGCGTAGTCCCTCGCGGAGTACATGTGTCCTGTTGTTAACTCAGGGTGCGAACCCATAAACTTTATCAACCTTGCTGTCATAGCATATCCCTCGACTTGATGTGTACTGCCTTACCCTCATCGGGCACTGCGCTCTTGTTGTCCAGTATCGCCCAGAGTACGGGACAAGTCCAATCACCCCATCCAGAGTACAAGTAGCCATCGGTCAGAACGATACACGCTTGAGGCTTGATACCCTCGGCGGCCATGTACTGCGTGACGCAGTTGACATCGGTACCCCCACCACCCATAGGCTTGGTAGACTTGACCAGATTGTCTAACTCGTGCATGCCGTATGCCTCGTCACCCACAACACTGCTACCCCAGTACAGTAGGCGTAGCTTGTCAGGTTTGACTGTGTCGCATACACCCTTGACCTCAGACAGGAACGCTGTCAACTCTCGTTGTCCGACAGAGCCTGACGTGTCAATGGCAATGACCAACTCATCCACCTTCTCACTGATACCGCTAGGCATGATGATACCCTGACTCATCAACCTGCGATTGGGTCGAGCGTATGTAGAGTAGTCGCTACCTGCACACGTGTTCTGTATGAACTCACGCAACACCTCACGCCAATCAATCTGTGGCTGTAGTAACTCGTCGAGATCGCGGTTGCCTGTACCACCCATCTTACCTGCGGCCATAGCACCCTGACGTATAGCCTCGTCAATGTCACGCGCCAACTCACGCTTGTCCTCGTCGGATAGAGACTGCGCACCCTCCCAGTCGTGCTCGTCAAGTCCTGCGCTACCACCACCACCGGGAGAGCTGGAAGGTTCACCATCACCCCCTGACTCGTCATCCTGTGAGCCATCACCCTGATCGTCTTGCGACTGCTCGTCCTGCTCCTTGCGTAGGATGTTGAACACCTGTGCGCTGTCCATACCACGGAACCGCTCATCGACTAGCCCACCCTCGGGTAGTTCGGCGAACCCATCTTGCCTGTTGTCATCGACGATCTTGATGTTGATAACGTAGTCACACGCGCAGTTAGCTAGATGCGGATCAATCTCATACATCCACTTCCATATCTCAAGGTGGCGGTGTAGCTTGTGCCCCTCGTCCTCGTGCAGTACTAGCCCACGCAATTCGGCATCGGTCAGTCCATCAACGAATGCACGTCCGTACTTCACATCACGCCCGTTGGTACAGGCTGTCGGTACATCGTCCTCGATAGTTTTCTCACCGATCATCAACACACCTGCTAGTGCTGTGTATCTCGGGTGTCCCATGATGGCAACGACTGCCTTTGACAGTCGCTCCTCCGCAGTAAGTTGTTTACCTATAGTCAACATAA